ATGGACATGACCCCTATGATTCGAACCAACGTGGACTACGTCTTTGTCCTCCGCGAAAACGTGAGACAAAACAGAGAAAACCTCTACCGCTGTTTCTTCGGCATTTTTCCAACCTTTGACATGTTCTGCACAGTCCTCGACAATTGCACTGAGAATTACGAGTGCCTTGTGCTCGACAACACCAAGACCAGCAACAAGATTGAAGACTGCGTCTTTTGGTACAAGGCGCCCATCCGCAAAAACTTCCGCATAGGCAGCCAAGAGCTCTGGAACTACCACGCACGCCACTACAACCCACGCCACACCAACACCAACATAGACGCCTCCCAGTTCAGACGCAAGACACAGGGGGGCGGGATAACCATTAAAAAAATGGGCTAATACTATGGGAGCTTCAGGGAGTAAACCGCGTAGGAACCGCTCTCCACCCAATAACCGGCGCCAACTAACCAATAATGAGAAGATTCTTCTACAGAGAGAAAAGAATGAGATGAGGAAGTATCAGAATGAAGCTTATAAAAGATATATTAACAACCAGAGGAAAAATCGAAGAGGCAATTCGTGACGCGCCAAGAATTTTTTATAAATTTATTTTTTTTTTATAGATGGAGACGATGAGCTTCAATTCCCCATCATCCATGACGTCCATAAGCTACACGCCTATGGTGGATGGTACACCAGCGGATAAGCCAGACCCCAAGGCGAAGATTCCAGAAGGACTCCTCGAGTTTAAACCTGAGGAAAATAAAGTTGATGAATCTCAGATGGCAGACTTTGCGACTCCTATTTCAGACCTGGTGACCCCCGGACCCGGTCAGATGATGCAAAACGAGGTGATGGGCTCTGCCATGGGCGGACCCGCAGACAAGCCAACCCGCGGCGGTGACATCCCCCAGCCTCGCGGCAAGTCCAACCCCCTCGGCCTCACGGACGAGCAGTACGTAGCCGTCATCGCAGGCATCGTCGCCACCGGTGTCTTCTCCAAGCCAGTCCAAGAGAAACTCATAGAGATGATTCCAAGTATGCTTAAAGAGGGAACGGACGAGCTCAGCACGACTGGTATGCTCGTGTTGGCGGCTCTGGTGGCTCTTGTTTTCTATTTCGTAAAAAGATCATTGGTACAATAGTAGATGAATAAGTGGTTCTTCATCATATCGGTCCTCCTTGTTTTGTTCGGGACCCTCATGATGAAGCTGGTGGGTCTCGCCATCTTTGGGTACCTCATTTACCGTATAACCGCAAAACCACCTTCACCGCCTCGCTCCGAACAACATCCTCCTCCGTGAACTGCACGTGGCCAATAGTCCTGGCCGTGTCATAGGACAGGCGCTCAATCAGGTCCGCGAGACCGTTGTGCTCAAAGCCGCGCTCACACTGCTGCATGTCCCCCGCGATAACCATCTTCGATTCGTTCCCGAGACGTGTCAGGAGCATCTTCATTTGCGACGAAGTCGAGTTTTGCATCTCGTCGCCAATGACCCATGAATTGTCAAAGGTTCTGCCGCGCATGTACGCCAGTGGGCAAATCTCAATCTGTCTGTCGTAGATCATTTCGTTCACTTTTTTTGGGGAAAAGTACCTGTATAGAGCGTCAAACATCGGGCGGGTCCACGGCTCCATCTTCTTCTCGAGCGAGCCGGGGAGGAACCCGTGCTGCTCATCCACACTGACAGCGGGGCGCGTGAGCACGAGGCGGGACACCTGGCCGCTTATGAGCGCCTTGGACCCTGCGTGACACGCCAGAAGCGTCTTTCCTGTTCCAGCAGGCCCAGTGCCAATCACAATGGGCATGGAGGAGTACAAATAGTCGACATACTTGCGCTGTGTGACTGTGCGCGGGGAAATCATACCTATTTCTGGTGCTTTCTTTTTATATCATCGTCACCTTGTCGCCACAGTAGTTGGTGGTACCACCCGTGGGGTTGAAGATGCCTATGCTCGCCGCGAGAGTCTTTAAGTCCTTGAAATATTTCCAAAACTTTTTGGTGTGGTTGTATTCAGTGACTGTGATGTGTCCGAGCTCGTGGAGGAGCACGTAGGTGGCTGCGTTCAAGTCATCACCCCTGAGACATATGCAAATCTCGTACCCCTTGTTTATGTTAAAGGCTATGGGTCCCTTGGACCGGTCGTGACCTACGAGTCCTGTGAGAATGGCGCGGCGTGTGAGCACGTCCCAGCGCCTGTCTATGTTTTCAGGGCTCTTTATGTAGGCTATGAGGGCACTGTATTTCTCCTTGAGTTGTGTGAGCATAGGGGGCTGCTTGTGTCTCATGACGAGGACCACAAGGACCAGGGCCAGAGCCACAGTCAAGGGCCATCGGTCCATCTACTATTTCTCCTGAAAATAAATTTAGAATAAATATCTGAAATGAGACCAGTGTCTTGACACATGGGTGACCAGTCCACGCACTCAAAGAAACTTTTAAAAATTCTTTTTAAATTTTCAGGATGGAGGATGGGCTCGACCCTCTCCTGACCCGAGTAGAAGGGGCCGTCGACCAGCTTGACGCGGAGCGTCTCCCCCTCTCGTACAACTGTGTTGCCGAGCCGGTCCCTGAAGTACTCGCAGGGGAGCCTAGTGGGGTCGGGGACGATGCCGATGAGGACTCCGCCGCGCTTCACCTTGTCGACCAGTGCATCGATGCTTTCTTTGAAGAGATGTGGAGTCGCGGCAATGTAGTGCAGGGAAAAGTTGTAGCAGACGACGTCAAACTCACCCCTGGCAGCGCGTATGTCTCCTTGGATGAATGTGGCGTCAACCCCAAGCGTTTTGGCGCGCTCACGAGCCTCGGTCAGCGAAGAGGCATCTGGGTCGACGCAAACCAAGTGACATCCAACGCCTTTCCACTTGTGTAAGTCACCCCCGCGGCCACACCCGCAGTCAAGCACATAGTCACCGCGCTTCACACACTGCTGAATAAGATCTCTTTTAAACAAATTGTGAGATTTTCTCAGCTCTTCCATAGTTAAAAGAATGTAGCTAGTATTGTTTAAATGGCTGTTGATACCCTAACTGTGGATTACACGACTGTTCCTGGTCAGCTGTACGCTTGCGTGTCTTTCGTGGGCCCCGACCAGCCACAGAAGAATGAGCTGCTTGGTATGAAGATTCGTGGGTGCTTCCCGGACAAGGAGTCTGCTGCTGCTCACGCCAAGCGCCTGCAGCGTGAGGATGGCACCTTTGACATCTATGTGGTGGACATGTACAAGTGGCTGCTCATCCCACCCAATAACGACGCCATCGAGGATGTGCACTACTCGAACAACAAGCTCGAGGAGATTATGACCAAGTACCGCGAGAATACCCGTGAGGCGGCGGCTATGTTCGAGAAGCGCAAGCGCGACATGATGGCGCAGAAGGGCCCGGACCCCAACGCCCCCTTCCTTGACCCCGCAGACGAAAACTCCAAGTACTACACCAAGCCAGACGTTCCACCCATCCCACACCCTGCAGAGATTCTCGAGAAGCTCAAGGAGGAGTTCCCAGACAAGCCCGTCGAGCTCCTGGTCAAGATGGCGGATGCAGAGGTGCAGCTGGAGATTGAGCGCCGCAAGAATGAGTCTTCGGAGGTGACTGTCAACACAGTGGAGGCCCAGTAAAAAAAAACTTTATAATTATATATGGGATTTTTGAACGCCGCCAAGGCTAAGTGGAATGCTACAGCAAACGCGCGCGCCCGTATGGCGGCCAAGGCGGCAAACCTTGCAGCCCGCACAGGCACAGCAGCCAAGGGGATTGTCTCGAAGCTTCAGAACATGAGGAGACCAGCACCAACAGGCAACCCAAACAACAACGCAAAGTTGAGAGCAGCCTTTGCAGGAGCCAATGCAGCTGCAGCAGCCGCAGTGACTGCAAACCAAAAGGTGGAAAAGGCAGCAAGCGAGGCTGTTAAGGTAAACAACCAAGCGGCTATGAATCCAACTGTAACTAATATGACTAAAGCAAGCAACGCCAACAAAAAGCTAAACACTGCAGTTGTGAATGCGATGCGAGTGAATAAAAAGTTGTAAGAATGTAATGAATACGCTCAGATGGGTCGCAGCACTCTTTGTGTTGTGGCTTGTCTGGTCGGCACTCTCAAAGAGTGAGAATTTTAAAATGCCCCCAGGCTCTTATGATTCTCAGTTTTTTTTCGAACAAGATTCACAGCTTCGTGAGAATCCATGGGTAGGGATTCTTCAAGAAAAGGTGAGAGAGGATGATAGACAGTATGAGGTAAAGGGATGTGTCTACCCCGACATAAAATGTCTATTTACAAAGACTTTTACAGAAGCTAAACTCAAAGAAAAGGACATAAAGGATACTGGGAGAATTGGCTCTTTCAAGCCGGCGGAAGATTTGTCAGGTGTTCCCATGTATGCTTTCTAAGCAACTGACCCCTTGATGATGACGGGGCGCATGCTCATCAGGATTGCCCCTATGATGATACCAAGCACGACAAGATGCCACTGAATGCCTGAAAACATGTCATTCTTCGGCATCTGCATCATCGTCTGAGGGTACATTGGGAAAGGCGTGTGGTGTGCGCGGGGAGGCAACTGCTCCACGTGGTCGTCCTGTTGGTCCTCGTCGTTTCTTGACAGGAATGATGGGGTGGCGTCCATTGTCATCCTCTTCACTCTCGCTTTTATCTGAATCGACAAAACTCAAATCATCATCATCATCTTCATCAAGTTCCTCGTCAGAATATGAAATATTCGACGATACATCGGATTCAATATCATCATAGTCCTCCGGGCCATAGTCATCCTCAACCTTCTCAACAGGCTCATAGCGGGTGGGTGGCTTTGAAATTCGTCCCGACCGTGTTCGGATCTCTTGACTCATCTGCATAGTAAAGCATTGTATTGTTTAAGTACTTTGGATCGAAATAAACTCCTTTGTCAAGTGCAAGTTGGTTCAAGATGGTTTCACCCTCTAGACCCATCTCGTTTGTGATGCTGAGTATATTGTCCTGTATTTCACCGTCATCTGCGCGCCGTATGCACAACCCGAGGCTCTTGGCTGTGTCTATGGCCCTATACAGGTGGTCTGCAGCGAGGTCAGGGCTCCTCTTTGACTCCATTTCAAACCCGTTGACGTGGTACACAAAGAGGTGAAAGAGCTCTGGGTCGAGCCCCGAGTACGGGTGTATCTTTTCAATGTATGAATGAAAGTGTGTCGTGCCAACACGGGGGAAGAAAATCCAGAGCACTGCCACGAGGAGGGCTACCCACAGGAACAACATCTTTCAGCTGTCTCTCTACTGTAGGCGGTAGATTATGTTTGTCGCCTTCAAACTTGGCACACTCCTCGTCAAAGCACCGCTGGCATATAGTCCCCTTGTGTATCATAAACCAAACGTGGTTGCTTCGGTGTTCCTGGTGTATCCGTGCACAAAACTTGGAGTCTGTTTGGACATACCAGCCCCCCGTCTTTTCGTGGCGAATGACACGCTTCACCTTGGCTTGCTCCTGGCCGTACAGACACCGCTGAATAAACCCCTCCAGAGCGGTGCTCGTCACCTCGTCCGCCACCTGCTCATCCTCGCAGTCCGCCGCAGTCCGTACACTGAACAGGTCAAGCACGCCAGGGTCAGGATTCTTGTCAAACTCCGGGCCTCCAACCTGCTTCCACGGGAGGTACGGGTCCCCGCTCGGTTTCTTGTGCGACCACAGCATCCGGAGGCCACTCCCGGTGTACACGGAGGCGTCAATCACCTTGGACCAGTCCAGACCCTCCTCGCTCGACGGGAAACGCATCAGAATGTCGGTGCGCAACGCAAGAGCCCGGTCGCGAGTCACACGCAGGTCCGGCCAGTGCACGTGGACCCCGCTCTTGATGCCCTCTGCACACGGCCGCGGACGAGCCCGTGCAATCACGCACCTGCCTATACCCACTACATCATGAAGAGCCGTGCAGATGCGCTCCACCTCCTCCTTGGAAAGAGCCTCCTTGCCCTTGTAGTCCAGGTCCACAAAGAATTTAAAAACTTTTGTTTTTTGCTCGACAACATACAGTTTGTTCCCTGCTTGTATCGAGGCTACATAGGCCCTATAAAAGTCGTCTCTCTCCTCGTCAGGCACATACAGCATACCTCCATCCATGAGTAGGTGCGTGAAGGGGGCGGCGGGGACGCGCCAGCGCCGGATATCCATACATTACACTATAGCTATTTCTTTAAGGATTTTGTATAACTACAAGTTGACCTCTGCTGTTGATGCCTACCGCCACACTGTTGTGTTGGCGCGTGTGGTTCACGGAGACGCGTCTCACGGGCACGCTCCCACCGCGAGGCTGGTTGGTCCAGTTGAGTCTACGGGGTGTCACATTGATACGTCTCCGAACAGACCGGGATCTCCGGAGCGAGGGTGGGCGGCGCTGGTTAGACCCAGTGAAGTTTCTTATCCGCCTATTAGGGGATGGTGTTGGCATTTATATATTTTTAGAAAATTGTTTCGAGAGGCACGGGCAGTACCTCGAAGCTCGCCTCATAGACACTGCCATCCACCTTGAGCTGTACCATGTTGTGGGACCAGATTTTCCACGCAGTGTCCAGAGTCTTGGGATTGAACAGGGTCTTGTCATGACAAATTATAAAACAATTATTTTTAAAAATTCTTTCTAAAAATTCATCGTATACCCGAACCTTGACAGGGGTCCCTGTGACTAGGGTGTCACT